GCGTCAGAAATCGTACTGACGACACCGACCGCGCTCGTCGCCTCTACCCCGGAAACTTCTATAAGTGCTCCGGCATCGACGGTGACCGTCCCGACATTGGCCGTTGCAGAGATACCGGAGGGGTAAACATTGGCGTCGGCTGTTACTGTTACGGAGCCAACATTCCCGAACGCCCCTAGGCCGGTGACCGGAACATTAGCATCAGCCGCAACGGAGACTGTACCGGTGACCCCGGTAGCCTCGACACCAGTGACAAGCACATTTGCTGTGCCTGTGACCGTGACAGAGCCAACGGTACCTGTTGTTGAAAGGCCTGTAACATAAATATTAGCTTCCGCAACTACCGTTACGGAACCAACATTACCTGTTGCTACTAAACCAGTAACCGGAACACTGGCATCAGCATTTACAGTAGCTTCGCCAACGTTCCCTGCGGCCCCGGGAAACGCAATGTCCCCACCCCATGTACCGTCGCCCCATCCAACGGTGGAAGAGTTCCAACCTTGAAATGCGACGACCGCGTCGGTCATTTACGCAATCCGGATGATCGCGTTGCTTGCGTCTGCGGAGGGGAAGATTACCGTGAAATCGCCAGCGGTAGACGTCTTGTCGCTGCCGAAGTCAAGGACAACAACAGACGGGTTGGTCAGAGCAATGGACGTCGTATTCGGCGTCGAATTGTAGATCAATGCGCCGCGCGCCGTGATAGTCGCGGTAGACCAAGTTTCGTCCGCGAAGTCGGTAAAAGCGGTAGTACCGCTGCTCGTCGGGTCAACATTAGTCAGATCCTGACCAGTCGCAGAGTAACCGGTGCCGCTAACCTCATTACTGGCGGTATATGCCGTCGTGGACGCATCCAGCGTCGCGGACGACGTATACAAAGCCATCTTCATCGTATCTGCACCATTCGCAAAGTCGTGCGCCCCGAACAAGAGTTCTTTCTTGAACGAGGTGCACATGTAATTTCCGCTGAACGCCATGTCATAACCTCCTGATTAAATCGGCCAGTTCGGGGTGCCCTGCGTCATTCAGGGCATTGAACACCGTGGTCCGGTCGCTCCGGATCGCATCACGCATATAAAACTCTAACAGTCTAACAAGTTTGTTGCGGAAAGCATACGCCTGATCTCGTATCGCTGGGTCAGCAGTGTCGGATACAACAAGTATCTTGTCGGCACACCGCTGCGCAATTTCCTCCGGGGTAAACCCGCGGTTAGTCGTTGTCCGAACCTCAACGCCGAAATCTGCCCCGAAGGACATATCTATGGGATTCACCTTCATTGCTGCTGCCTTATAACCATGCCAGTGCGATACTGGTCAGTTACTTCTTTGGCTTCTCCGAACATCTTGAGCGCCGAGATGGCTTCGACAAAACGTTTTTCGTACTGAGCCATGACATCCGGCTCCCCCTTCATATAAATGTAAGCCTCGATAAGACTGCCATAAAGGAGGGTGAGTTCGGCATTTTCACTGAGCCATGTCGTTCCGCTACCAGAACCGGCGGTGAGGCTGGCTGGACGGTAGAAATAGTGCAGTTCGGTCGTGTAGGCGCCGTCCGGCGTCGGCCCGAGGATGAAAAAATCTATGTCAAAAACGGCGTAATACCGAGGGTTTCCCGTCGTTGCCGCATCCGGGTTGAACGACTGGATGAAATCCACGTCCTTGAAGTCCAAAAAAACGTGATCGCCTTCCGAATCTACAAACGAAAGAGAAAAAGGCGCGAGGAAATCAGTCGGAGCCGCCAGATACTTATTAGAAGCGGTCATATTTCCGCTGACGTTCTTCCGAAAAAGACTAAGTTGGACATTCTTCAGGATGCGCTCTTCCGCGAGCCGAATAAACACGGGAAGATTGTTTACGAAAGACGTTTCCGTGTTCTCCGTGTAGTCTTGTATCGCGGCTTTTAGCTGGTCATATGTAAAGCTCATGGCGTGCTCACCGTTACTTGCCCGACTTGGCCGAAACCAGAACAGGGCCGTAAATTAGGGCCCTCTACCAACGGGACCCCTACAAATACGTCCATGGGCTCGACAATGTCAGGGCGAGCGTTTCTTAGCGCTTCAGGGTCGGAAACCTTCCGAAAAGGACCTAACTGAGGATGTTTCGGCTCATACTGATCGGGCCCGACCAGCAGGCCATTCCACTCTTTCTTCATGACCCGGTACGGATACCGCAAGCCAGACCGGTCGCATATCGCCCATGATTCTTTGCCTGAAGCGAACTTAGCCATCATCGCGTCCCGTAATAATCATATTTCGGTGCGACATTGAAAGAAGCCCTATCCCGATCTTCGTCCGCCGCGCGCTGGAACTCCTCTTCGTATACGGCTTTGAGAAGCTGAACACGGTTGGGGGCTCTCTTGAGCGATAGATAGTAGGACAAACCCGCGGCCAAGCACGGATAAAACCGGAACGGCATATCCATGGTGTTTACATAATTGTCAGCGTCGTCCATACGTGTCAGTGCATCGTAATACACAACATCAGTGCTGTTATCGGGAACCGGCCACAGTTTCAGATTCGGGGTTATTTGCCTATCAAGAAAGAACTGATTAGGCCGCCCCTGCGTTGTCTTATTCGGGATATCCAAGTAGTCCGAACGGCTCAGTCGATCTAGGGAATAGTCCGTGCCATCGCGCCTGACAATTACCGACAGAACATCAATTACGTCTGTCGATAGATCATACTCGCCGTCCCCGGTAACCATAGTTACCGAGCGCTGTTTAATGGTCCACTGATTCAAGCCGCGATTGGCCCAATCGGCGAGAAGTAGATTAAGCGACCTCTTCGCGGTCTTGAGATCATACCCCGTCCGGACTTCAAGACCGCACCGCTCGAAGGCCTCCTCGATGTACTCGGAGACGTCCAGCTCAAAATTTTTGCTACCGGACGAGGCCATTTATTACTCCTTGACCAGCTTATAGCCTTTATCTTTGGCCATGCGACGGATGTCAGCAACGCTAACGCCGCCTTTCTTCATCATTTCAGGTTTTTTAACCATGCCGCCGCCGCGCATCTTCTTAACCATACCGCCGCCGCGCATCTTACGAGGTTTCATAGCCATGTCAGGTACCCTTCAGCCTGTTGTAAAAAAGTTGACGCCTAAGATAGATATCTTGGGCATTGTACTCCTCCCCATAGCTATCATAATAGCCTTTTTTGCGCAACTTGTCCGCGGATTCTTGCAGTTTGGACAGTCTCTGGACAAAAATCATGGAATACCGAACATCTGACACAGGCTCGAAGTTAACGTCTTCCACGAAATCGCTGGGATCGTCGTCCGGGTGAAAACCCATAAGCCATATGTCGCGGTCTATGAAAAAACCATCCGATATGGCGTCGTTCAGGCCGTCTAGGTAGTCGTGAAACCCTTCCGGATCCGGCTCCGGATGCGTGTCTACAATAATCACAACATCAACGGTGTCCTCAAACTGCGATATTGTCGAGTACAGCGTCTGCATATCGCTACCTGCCTTAAAAAGTATGATTACCCGGTCGTCTAGCCATGCTTGGCGGGCATAAGGACATGGGGACATCCCGGAAAAATGCGGGCTGGGGACCTCAAGGACCTCCCGGGACCACGCAATTATCTCTTCCGCGATCTTCCTCTCGACCGGGTCCCCGAAAAACTCAAGCCTCATAGCTTAGTTACGGCGCCTTTCGTGCGTTTGCGCCGGTTTGACATGATCGCGCCGCAGCCACGAGCCACGACCCCACCATCGGCCATCCTGCGCACTTTTGCTTTGGAGGTATTAGGTACTACCTTTTTCCCAGAAGCGCCGCCGCGCTTCTTTTTAGCCGCAGTCGCAGCTCTTTCAGAAACGCTGAGACTTTCTGCCTTATTCCTTGGTAGGCAACGGTCAGGGCGCTTTTTATTTTTAGAAGTGCCGCACGGACCTGCGATGTTACCGCGGCTATCAATTCTGACCCAATCTTCATCTAGCCATTCCTTTAAAGACATTATCGACCCTTCCTTTTGCCGCCCTTAGATGATTTGGCGTAGTTAGGGTCCTTACAGTATTTAGATGCGGCAAGGTTAGCATAGGCGCTTGGGTATGTGTCAAAAGTCCTTTCAGCCCAAGCCTTGCCTTCGGGGCATATTTTGCTGCCCTTTGACTTTTTCCTAACAGCCCCACCTTTACGATAATAAGTAACACCGCAAGGAGATGACTTAGGACCGGTTTTTACGCGGGATCCCATCCTAGCCCCACAATTTATGAACCAAGGGGGAAACAACGATCAATACGGCCAACCCCCAAAGTTTGATATCTAAGCTTTTCAGGTTGTTTTTGTGATCGTCTAAGCGTTCCTCAATACGAGTGTACCGAAGGTTACATTCCGCTTCATGCTTTTCAAGCTTGCTGAGAACTTCTTCAACGCGCATCTCGACCTCACCAAGCCTTACAGGACCAATAACGGGCGCTAAACTTGTCCTTGGCGGTATCGCAAGAATGACGAGCACGAAAGTTTTTTCGACGTCCCGGCTGATCTTTTTTGATCGACATTTTGGGGTCGCCGAATCGAACCAGCTTAATCTCGGAGCCCTTCTTAGCAAGGACCGCGCTTTTCTTGCTTTTACCGGGAGTACGCTTGGGTTTGTTGAAACCTGCAAACGTCTCATCGCGATACTTTATCCTTCCAGAGGGGAGACGCTTAACGTCTTTCGTAGTAGGCATTACAGCGTATCCCCGTTCTTAATATAAGTGATGTCAAGAGTAGCCGAGGCAGTAATTGTTCCCCCCACGGAGTCAGCTATTGCACGAACTTCGATATCTGTTTTCTCTGTAAGGACAATCGGGTTCCAGTACGGAATGCTGGTTGAGTTATTGGCTAAAGTTACCCGATCTTTAACATTGAAGACCCCACCATCTGGTCGCGTGACCAACGTAAAAATAGCAAATTTGCCCGCAGAAGAAGAAGCTGAAACATCTTTTTGGTGAAGATAGGCCGTGTAGCCTACCGGAACAGTCCAAAGACACATGAGTGTCTGGTTATCTCCGATAGCAACGGTGGCGTATTTATTTGTGGGAACACCGCCGGAAGGAGTTGCCTCCGTGCCCACATACAAAACGCCCGCATTAGCTCCACCAGAACCTGCGGTGTTTACAACAATGCGATTGACGCGATACCAGTTCAAAGCACCGTTTAACTGGACGCCGGTTTGACCGTTTAACGAGACTGTTACGCTTATCTGCTCAAAATCAGCGTCCAATCCATAAACCGTGGCTGTTCTAGCGCCGGTTCCAGCCGCTGTGTCCGCTGCGGAACTGCTAGAGATATACATGGTAGAGGCTGAAGTGGGGTACACATAAAGGCCCCCTTCCGACCAAATTGTCTCGTCTGCGGCTCCAATACTGGGGTTATACCCAAATTTGTGAATAAATTCGTGGTAAGCGATTTGTCCACGAGAAACTTGGAGTTCGAATGGCTCGCTAGTGCCAACCCGCGTTATTGAGCTAACTTCACGAGCCATTCGAATGCCTCCTAATTAAACTGCTTACGCAGATAAAGGATAACAGTGTACGTGTCGGCAGTCGTGGCCCCAACAGTCGTAAACTTGATATCACCATTTTTACCAGTACCGGCGTTATTAGTAAGTCCGCCGAATATGGTATAGTCGTGGTTTCCGCTCTGGTTCTCGCCCAGCTCAATGCAGAACTGGTCGGAAGTGGCATCCCAAAGGATCTGCACCTTCATACCAATGCACTGCCACCAGATACGCTCGATGACGACGCCCGTGCAGGCGTCGCCATCCGCGCTAGAAGCAAGAGCGGATACATCCACCTTAGTCACAGCACTCTCGCCGGTTCCGTCCGAAATATTGGTGAATTTCATCACCGCATACTTAGGACCATCGGAAAGAGTCTGGGATGTTACCGCATCAGCCATCGTTTATCCCCTCTTACTGATCGGAGAACGCAGGTGCAGTAGCTCCAGTGACAGAACCCCAGACGTACCAATTCGTATCGTCTTTAGCCACGATGTTCACGACCGCAGAACCCGGAACATTGACCTGAAGCTTGCTGTTGGAATTGCCGTCAGCAAAAACAACAGAAGCCGCGCCATCGTCAGTGTCGTTAAAAGCAACATTGCCGATGAAGTAGTTAGCGTCGTCGCCCGCATCTACGATGAAATCCGTAGCGTCTGCCGCGGCGCCACCGTAAACAAACACAAAATTGGCGCCCGCAACAGGGCTCGGGAGGGTGTAGGTGTTATCCTGACCACCATCGGGAACGATAAGAACACGCCCGCTGTGTGTTGCGTTGGTGAGGGTTACGTCACCGTCGCTTAGAGCAACCGGGGCGCCGCCGTAGGTGGAAACTTCGGTAACCGCTCCTGTGGTAGAGCTTTTGTTAATGGATTTGAATCCATTTTCCGAGCGTACCGGACCCGTAAAAGTCGTATTCGCCATGATATTCTCCTGTCTTGGCTTGTCGACCGCGGAATGCGGCCGTCAGGGA